CCACCAGTGGTTGAAGAGGTAACTAATGATTAACTTTCCAAGTTCACCAGTAGACGGTCAACAATTTTCGTTTGGCGATTTTACGTGGACATTTAGTTCGTCCGTTGATGCATGGCGTTTAAATACAACAACGGTGACTGGACCTACTGGGCCAACTGGCTATACGGGCCCAACGGGATATACCGGCTACACGGGCGCTGATTCATTTGTAACTGGACCTACTGGTAGAACTGGTGCAACTGGTTATACCGGTTATACCGGCTACACGGGTTATACCGGTCCTACGTCAACCATAACTGGACCTACGGGACCGACTGGTTATACGGGTACTACGGGACCGACAGGATATACGGGTTACACCGGTTACACCGGTTATACCGGACCAACTGGATTGAACGGTGCACAGTTAACAATTACTGGTCCTACTGGTACTTCGTACACACTTGCATTAACAGACGCAGGGCAATTTGTTGCGTTAAGTAATGCATCGTCAATTTCATTATTGGTTCCAACAAACACTGCAGTTGGTTTCCCAATAGGAACTCAAGTCAACGTAATGCAACTTGGTGTTGGTCGATTTACAATTACAGGCAATGCCGGCGTTACCGTTAACTCTTCTCTTGGTTTGAAGAGTCGTACGCAATATTCAATTCTTACGTTGATTAAATACGATACAAACGTTTGGGTTGTTACTGGAGACAGTTCGGTACTGTGAGAATTGTTTCTGCGGCTTCGCGACGTGTCTTCAACCCAGAAGCATTGTTTGCTGCAACGAATGGTGCGTCAACATCACCTATTCAAGCGTGGCCGTGGAATACAGCAACAGTTGGTTTTGGTAGTAAATATGCAGACCCATCAACATATATGCCAAACACCGCAACCGGTGTTGCAGTAAGACCTGGAAACACTGATGTTGCAAGCACAACTAATGCAAGTAGCAATTTGCGAATTTACCCATGGAGTTTTTATGGTTTTGGAACCGCATACACAGTGGTCAGCATAGGTGCCACACCAATTGGTGTTGGATTTAGTGCTTCTGGAAATACAATTTCGCTTGCAACAAGTACAAGTCCATATTTGTTGGCTTATCCATTTACAACCGGAACTGGTCTTGGAACAAAATACGCTAATCCAACAACTTCATTAACTTCAGGGCAAAACTCAATTGGTTGGAGATTATCTGGAGCGGTAGCAACAACTCAAGATGTTTCTCCATACGTATATATTTATAAATTTACTGAGGGAACTGGTTGGGGAACACGTTATGGAAACATCACTTCTCCATCGGCAGCTCTAATAACAGGTCCTGGATATGACGCACAATTCAGTCCATCTGGCGCATATTTAGCTGTTGCACATTTGAACTCACCGTACCTACATACTTATAACTGGAGTTCAAGCACTGGATTTACGGCTTATTGGTTTGACCCAACCACGCTTCCAGACGATGGAACCACTTCAGTTTCGTGGCACCCAACAAGCAACAACATGGTTTTTACGGTTCAAGCAACAAGTGGCATTGCCGCATACGAAGGTGTTGAAGACTACGGAACAAAGTTTGCTAACCCAACTGGAGTAAATAGTTATTATTTGTCTGGTTCATTCAGCAAAAATGGAACAGCTTTTTCCGCTGGGTACCAAGCAAGTGCGTCAACATGGGGAATAGACACATGGGCGTTTACTGCAAACGTAGGATTTGGGACACAATATTCACCACCACCAGCGCCATTTACTGCCGTAACGAACGTAATTGGTCTATCATTTACAAAGTAACAACATAGGAGAAAAAAATGCCAACATCAGAACAGACAGCAGCACTAGAAGCTCGCAGAGCAGAAGTGGCTCAGTATCAATCAAACATTGATACTTTCACCACAATCATTGCAACGCTTCCAAGTGAGTTGCCAGAACGCCTTCAGGGTTTTCGTGCACGCACAGACAGACATGCAGCAGCAGCAGAAATTGAGGACCTCGATGATGTCGCTCTTCTTTCAGACGTTTGGTTCTTTGACGAACTAAAAGGTCGTGTTCGCTCTGAAACCGTTGAAATGCGTAAAGCAGCAGCTATTTTGGCTGCACTTGAAGCACAAGCGTAATCAGTAAAACGAAGGACAAATGGAATTCAACGACCTCTTAAATGAGTACAACTTTAGAAAATGCCGGGGTCCGGCGGACGCTGACGTTGAACAACTGGTAGAGGCGTTCGAATTCTTTTGCGCTAACTACGTTTACATTAAGCATCCAAGCCTAGGACGCATTAAGTTTGAGTTACGCCCAGCACAGATAGCCACAGTTCGTGCGTGGTTAGGGCATAGAAACACAATTGTTCTTAAAGCACGTCAGATTGGTTTTTCTACCCTGGCTGCAGCTTTTGCATTCTGGCTAACGTTCTTTTGGCCTGACCGTTTCATAGTCATGCTTTCAAAGACTGAACGTGAAGCCGCAAAACTTCTGTCTAAAGCCAAGTATATCTATAAGTTCATGCCACGATGGATGCAACTAATTGGACCGGAGCTGATACAGAACAACGTACTTAAGATGACGTTTGATAATGACTCGGTTATTGAGTCGTTGCCATCAGCAAACGAACCTGCCCGTGGTGAATCCGTGTATCTAGCAATCATTGACGAAATGGCGTTTTTGCCAAACCCTGAACAAGCTTGGGCATCAATTGAACCTATTGCTGACGTTGGTGGTCGTGTTATCTGTCTTTCAACCGCCAAAGGCGAAGGCAATATCTTTTACACCCTATGGCACGGGTCGCAGACTGGAACCAACCGATTCCATGGCATCTTCTTCCCATGGTCAGCAAACGAAGACCGTGGCCAAGATTGGTATGACGCTCAAGCGCTTGAACTTCCACCATGGCAATTGCACCAGGAATACCCGTCCAACCCAGAAGAAGCCTTTATCCGTTCTGGACGACCAGTATTTGAATTGGACTCATTAAATAGGTTTGATATAGAAACACCTAAAAAAGGATTCAATAAAAAAGCTTCTGATATAAGAAACTCATATATATTTGAATCATCTGGTGGGCCTTTGTCTGTATGGGCTTACCCTCAGTTTGGGGCCAGTTATGTGATTGGGGCAGACGTTGCAGAAGGTCTTGCCCGTGGTGACTATTCTTCAGCCCACGTCATTGACGCCAAGTCTGGTCTTTTGGTTGCTCATTGGCACGGCCATATTGACCCTGACAAGTTTGGGGAAGATGTTCTATATGCGCTTGGTCATTTTTACAACGAAGCATTGATAGGCGTGGAATCAAACAACCACGGTCTAACTACGCTGACGGCCCTAAACCGCGCAAATTACAGCAACCTATACCGCCAGAGAAGGCTCAACCAACGCCATGCCGAACAAACAGAGCAACTTGGTTGGAGAACCACGACCCTAACTAAGCCCTTAGCAATTGACGAATTGAACGCCAATATCCGTGATGGGGTAATAGAACTCCGTTGTGAGTACACCATTGCTGAACTTAAGACCTTTGTCCGTGATGACAACGGCTCGATGCATGGGTCACCACACGACGACAGGGTTATGAGTCTTGCCATTGCCAACCAGATGCTGAAGTACTGCTGGCTAGCGGAATATCGCCCCAAAACAGATGCTCCATTTGGGACTTTAAATTACTTTGCCAACAAGATAAAAAAGATAGGTAAAGAGCCTGAGCGCTATTACGTTGGCGAGTTTAATTCGTACTAGACTATGTAATGCTTTTGGCTTACTTATAGGAGATTTATGCATTGTTCAACATGTTCAAGGCCAATTGAGGCAGAAAACGACATAAAGCGTGGTCATTGCTTCAAATGTCATGTTAAAAACGTGCGATTGGGCTTTACTAATGGGCAAGAAGAGTTCCATGGACCAACAGTTAGAGAACGCCAACGAGAGATAGAAGATTCACCACGGTTCAAATCCGGGGAAATTGAAAAGGTTCCAGCTAGAGCGGAACTCATCTAGTGCAATGGGTTGTTCCTATCATCGTTGCCATCATTGGCGGACCGTTGGTAGTGGCAATACAGCTCTTGAGAAAAGAAAATACAGAGCAGCATGCGGAAGCAAGAGTTCTTTTAAATCAAGTTGTAAGCAAAGTTGACAAAGTGGATTCAAAGTTAGATGGGCACATTAGCTGGCATTTGGAGAAAAAGTAATGGCATCAATCAAGAAGTATTCAGTTCCTAAATTGCCGGCAGTAAAAAAAGGTAAAAAGATTGAAGTACCAGCTGCAAAGACTGCCAAAGCGGAGTTAACCAAACACAAGAAGTACCTATTCGCAAAACCAAC